TTGAAGACCTTGCCGGCCATTTTACTTGCATCCCGCATTGCCATCCAAATGGCGAATGTCATCGCCGTGCCTTCGCCACTCTGAACACCGTTGTTCTCCCCGGTCCTGGCTCGACGCGCTCTGGCAAATGCGGCAGCGGTGCCGCGCACCACAATCTGTCCGGTCATGTGGAAGAAATTGCCGAGTAGGTTAACCATATGTGTGACGGGGTTCGACAACAGACCGTTGACCCACGCTTCGTAAAGTGCATCGAAGGTCTTGGCGGTCTTCGACCGGCGTAAAAAGTTTGCTCTTTGTACGGGGTCTTCATATGATAAAAGCATCGCTGCCTTTTTCTTGGCGAAGGCCAAGCCACCGCCGCCCTCCAACATGGCGGCAATATTCTGGTCGCGTAAAGGATCACCACGGGCGGCAATTCTCTGCGCTGATTGCGTCCTGGCGATCTCGGTCTTGGCGCCCTTGACCTTGGCCTGGATGGCGACATGGAGCGCCGCCTGTCGGTTCGTGGCAACCGCCGCTTCCTCAACCGTGTCGAAGCCGACCTTTATCAGATCATCGGCATTGCCGGTGTGAACAAGCTTCGCCAGTTCATCGACCTTCTGCGCCGACCAGACCAGCAGGTCACGGGCGGCAAGCATGTTGGCGGCTATTTCACCCGGCTGTTTGCCGTGAAGAATTTCGCCACCGAGAAGTTTCTGCATCAATCGGCCCTTTGAGGCACCGATCAGGTCGGCCATGTGGCGGGAGACCTTGTGCTGTATCACGCCGCCGGTGGCGTCTGTCATTTCCTTGGCGTAGACCTTGGAATGCGCGGCAATGACTGCCATCACATCCTGATCTGTATCCAGATTCGCGGCGTTGAAATCATCCAGGGCAGAAAATGGTGTATCGGTGGTGAACCGCTTGTATTCCTCCATGACCTCGGTAATCTTGGGGCCGCTGACCTGTATCTCGACCCGTCCTTTCGGAACCTCTTGCGAAGGGCGCCCATCTTGCTTGCGGAAATATTCCTCTGCATCGGATGCTGAAGTCTCCGGTCCCGGCATCTGGTCTGCATCCGGCGCCACGCCGGTTGGCTCTTCGCCGCCTTTCAAATCGGGTACGGGTTCATCTTCCGGCCGGCCCGTTCGCCTAAAAGTCTCGCCTTTCTTTTCGGCTCCCTTCACCTTCTTCGCGGCCTCGCCGACAGCCTTGATTATATTGCCAAGCCCAAGTGCGACCTCGGTGCCTTCCGGCGGAATGGTGGCGCCGTCAGGCGCATCGGACACGGTATCGACGCCGGTGCTACCGATGAGGACATCGTCACCGGCGCCATCAAAAAACCCCGGTGATAATTCAGCCGGGGTTTGCTCTGGGTTTAAGGCGGTTGGGTCAAGTGCCATTTAGTATCCTAACCAATTCCGAATGGTTCCAAGTTTGGTGTTTGGCCCAAAGTATTTTTTGCTACTTCCTGGCTTGCCAGTTTTGGAAGTCCACTCTTCAATAGCAGTGATGCCACCATTTTCATGGTGTTCCCATTTAATGCCATGCTCGTCTAGGATTCGGCCGACCTTATCGCCGACATTGGTGTTCAAAGCCCCACCCTGGTTTTCTATTTCCTCGCGGGTTTTCCGAGTTGCTTTGCTGGGCCCTGGCTGGCTTCTGTATCCGCTGTTGAGTCCATCATTTCTTGTCCAGCCGTATCGTTCTGCGAAGTCGGTTTCGACATCATCGATCCTTGGTTGGATTTCGGTGACGATATCACGAACCTTCCGTTGAATATCGGATCGTCCTTTGAGGCTTGACTCCAAGTAACCTTCGCCATTTTTACTTGCTCCCCAATCGTTCATTTCGTAGCCATTTTGTGAGGCAAATCGTTTTGCCACAGCATCGGCCCCGTCATCAAATTCCATGCGCTCAAGCGCACGACTTATTATACCGTGAAACGCTTCATTGTCCACACCCAGATAATCAAAGTTGATAAGTCTGACGCCCCCCCTGGAACTTATCGGCACATACTCCCGATGCTCGGCAACCTCCGCAATCAAGTCAGCCAACCTTGCTGTTTCATCTTCGCTGAAACTACGGCCAATGCGTACTTCAATGCCGTTGCTCTCGGCAACCTTTGCATTAAAAAAAGGACGATGCCACCCCATGCCGTCTTGTTTCATCAGAATGCCACGGACAGCGACATAGGCCCGAATAAGATCAACGGAGGCTGGCTCCAGTTGTTTTGTAGGCGAACCCTTAAACCTTGGAGGCGCGACTACCTCTGTTTGAGTGCCAGGACTTACCTTACCTCCAAAATACCCCGGAGCCTCAAAATCACCAGGGGTTAAAATACCCAGTTTTTTGGCTGCTATATCGCCGCCACCGTCATCCAGAAACGCCTTGGAAATTGCTACATGGTATTCCGCTTGCTGTTCATACGGAGCATTGAACATCTCTGGCATGTGATTGCCGGTACGGCCTGGGATGCTTTCCCATGAAACCTGGGCTAAATTTTCTCGCAAAGAATCAGCGTAATCAAATTTCGCTCTGCCAATGTCTTCCGCCGTTGGCGTATATTTCATAGAATGTTTAAGCCAATTGCCCATATGTTTTTCTTTGTCAAGAATCACCCGTTCTTTTTTGCCTTTCTTGTTTGTCTTATAAGTAATCCAACCCGCCGCTTCTGATGTTTTTTCCGTAATCGCTTTAACGTCGGGGTTTTCTGATCTTGCTTTCATATTTACCCAAATAGAAGCCTGGACTTGGTGCGGTTCCCAACCAAGCTGCTTGGCAATCTTTTGGGTTTCCCTGGTCATAAATGCATACTGTTGGGGAGAAGGCATCTCGTTGGCTTTAGTAAAACCAAATGCTCTTAACATCCAGATATCACCGGTCACAGGTCCAGCCCTCTCCGGGGCTATATGAATCATTAAATTGTTGTAGAAATCGTCAGTTTTCCTACCGGCCCAATCTTTGCCGGCGAAAATTTCTTCCAACTTCTTGCTCATTGACGTTGGGAATCGGCCTGTTTTAATCGGCTTACCGGCCTTCCATTGCGAATAGGCTTGAAGCGCGAAATTAAAATTACCTTTCACTCTTGTCCCTGGTGACGTTACGGCAATTGCCTGGATTAATTTATCGGCCTCATCTATGTCACCGCCGACCGCTTCCAATAATTGCCGACCACTGCGCTCATACCAAAACCGCCCTGGTTCACCTTCCCTGGCAAGAGCCGCAATCTTCCGCCGCAACCCAGATAATTTCTGGGGAGTATCCACTCCACCTGGCGCACCGATATATTGACCTGTTGTACCAACTCTACGCGGGCTAGGGAGCGGCCCCGGCGTCGGCGTCACCCCACCAGCCGCCAGCTTTTGAGGCGGCGGCAGTACCGGCCCGCCGCTAACATCCTCAATCGATCCGCCGACCGGGATAGGCGACCTCCCCTCGGCCCAGCGTTGCTTCATGGCTGCGATGGTTCCCGGCGATTTCTGTATCGCCTTGATGATGCCCTCAAATGCGAGTCCGATACCGGCGCCTTCAGCAAACCTTCTCGCCCGGTTTATGATCTCTGGATCGTTAGGGTCAGTTGCCAGTATCTTCAAGGTTTCGGTTAATACCCCTTCACCATCTTCGCCAATCATATCTTGCAGCATATTTGCTAAAGCCGGATCGTCAGGATTAGTGCCTAGAGCATCGCCCAGTCCCTCGGCGATGATAATTGCTGCCCCCCTCGCCAACCCCACGGCTTGCAGACCCCTAAAGATAGGTATCGCTGGCGCAGCGATAGCGGAGATGTCCTCAACAAGACCGGAAACGATAGGATTAACGCCCTCTTTCTCAACAAGACCTCTGGAGAACTTGGCAGCTTCTCTGACCTTGGCGATCTGGTCATCATCAAGCAACCCGAAAGCATGTACCGCTTCAGCGCCACCCTTGAAAAAACCCCTGATTAGCGCATCAGGTAGGTCGCCGATGGTGGTGAAAACGGTATTCGCGAAGTCACCAAATTCAGAAATTATACCCGGCTGTTCTATTTCCGCATCGGCCTCGGCACCAGCCCCCATAGGTATAGGTAGCGAGACTACTGGCTTACCGGTTTGTGGGTCGATGGTAGATGTATGTACGGCATCTGTAGGCGCGGGAACGGTATCCGCCGGCGCATCCCCTTCCATAAGGATCGCCTCGCCCTCGGCGTCATCGTTGCCGATGCCGACATGCTGTAGCCGGTTGCCGACGATACGCTTTTCAATTTTGTCGTAGACCGGAGTATCGAACAGGACATCGCCGGGGTCCATGCCGGCATCTTCAAGGGCGATCCACTCGTCGGTGTTGACAGCGTTGGCGTGGCGGCGGGTTTCCAAGTACAGGTCTGCTACATCCATGTTATTTACGACCTTTCTTGGCATCTTCGAAAGCTTGCTTTTTGGCGGCGGCGCCAACATCCTGGGCTGGTTTTATCAATTTAAGTCGAAGCCTGATCATTTTGATTTCGGCAATTTGTTTCATTATATCACGCCGCGCCCGGTCCGTGATGCGACCATCCTTGAAATGTAGGGTGGCGCGTCTCGTTACTTCTTCGAAGTCTTCATTGGTATATTCAATGATGAGTTTGCGTGGCCCAAAGCGTAGCGATGGGTAACTGCTTTGGTCTGGCATGCCATCGACAGCCCTTTCCAGTAAGTCTTGGTGGACATCCCATGGAGCATCACCATCTGCAACCCGGCTATCGTACTCGCGCATGGCGCGTTCGATACGAATGACCTGCTGTGGGTCGGGATCACCTATCAACCTCCGGGGCCGCGCCGCCGTACTAACGCCCAGCGAATGTTCCAGGGATGCCCGCGCCTTGTATTGCGGCGATTCCTTGAACCCCTCCTTGCCCACCTTCGTAATCAGCGCATTAAGCCTTGTAACATCAGCAACCTCAAGGCGGCTGCGCTCGTCCCTGCCGCCGAGCATTCTTGTGATCTCGGAACGCGCCACCTCTAGTTGCGCCTTCTGCTGGGGTTGCGGCATGTCGGCAATGGCGTAGATGCTTTGCGTCAGGGCGTTGACCGCCGGCAAGTCTGTCTGGGCGTCACCCATGCCATCCATCAACTTCTGGATGGCGACACCATCGGTCCCCTTTAACTTGCCGATCCTGATTTGGGACTGTATCCAGTGCGGAGAATACAGAGCAAACCGGTTCTTTTGTTCTTCAGTGGCAATGCCGGCATCGACCGCCAGTATATCTATAATGGCAATCGTGCCTTTCTTGTCCCGGTTATCGGCGGCAAGTTTATCGCTCGCGATGCGCGCCTTGTTCTGGGCGGTCTGCAAATGACCCAGATCAGTCAGCGCCTTGGAGTATATGGTGCGCCGGTCCTCGGCATCGAGAGACTTCCAATGCGTGGAAAGGTCTCCCTTTAGTTCCTTGCCGTCATCTTTCAACAGGTTCTTGATGCCATTCAAACTGTCGGTGGTGGTGCTGCGATTGATCACGCCTACAATCGCCTGTTTGGCGAAGCGGGTGCGGAACGCGATGATGCGCTTCTCGGCGACCGGCGCCAACAGGGTGCCGGCATGCATCAATTGCAGGACACTCTCTACGCCATCGCTCAATTCGCGTAGTGTGAATTTCCCGTTTGAAGCGGCGATGATGCGCTTATCGAGGTTTTTAATATTCTGCCCGTCGGTCACCTGTATCGACCGGTTGATAACATTGCCGGTGAAGGTGACGCCGGCTTGCGCCGCCATCTGCGACCATTGCCGGTTAAATGCGTTCCTGGCGCCTGGCGAAAGTGCGCCGGACAGTCGGCCGTATACTTCCTTGGCGCGGCGCTGGTATTCCGGCACCGCCTCGGTGATGCCCATTGTCTTGAGGTCTTTGGCGGCACCCAGTGCGGCGAGTTCCGTTGTCGCCTGACCCACCGCCGTGCTTACGCTCTCGGCCGTTTCGGCGGCGATGGCCTTCTCGGCGATCTTGAACAATGTGTTTCCTGCATTCCCGATAGCATTTGCTATCGCGGCGCCACCCACATCGGGCAGGTTGCTCTGATAGCCGAGTGGCTGGCCCGCCGCCGGCGATCTAAGTTGCGTGATTTCAAATTTGGGCATGCCGCATCCCTAATAAAGTAATGGTGTTCCGGCTGGGGTTGCCGGCGTTGCGGTCTGCCATGTGGTCCCAGCGGCGGGAATAGGCGCCACCGACGTTGCCCCAAGCGAACTGAACAACCCAGCTTGCGATCCGATGTACGCACCGCCGGCGATGGCCGTGGCCGCATTCAGGAAGCCGGCGGTCATGGCGTTCTTGCCCTGCGCCTCGTAGGCGGCTGCATTGGCGCGGAAATTATACGCCTGGAACTCAAATCCCTCGACCTCGCGGTCGGTCTTGAATGCCTCGGTCATTTCGGCGACGGCGCCGGTCACGGTTTCGGCGACCAGCGCGGCCAGCGGACTACCGCTTATCTCGACGCCAGCCTTTGCTATGTTCGCCCTCATCTTGCCGCTCGATACTTGGAACTGTCGCCCAATACGCGACACGTTGACGGCGCCAAGGTTGCCTCGCACGATGGCGTTGCGGTCGGCGCGTAAGGCATTGCCCTCGGCGATCTCCCTTTGGCGTTTTGCTTGGCTTTTCGCTGCCATGCCGCCGGATATAGAACTAACCGCCGACAAGGCAGTGGCGCCAACCAATAGTAAAGTCGGTGAACACATCAGCCGTCACTTTCCAATGATCTAACAATAACCGCCGACACCGTCAGCGGCAGGGGTTGGTCCTGCACAATCGTAATCTGACCCTCGCGGTCCCAGCCGGTATTGGTCTTGATAACCTTGTCGCCGTTGAACAGGGGCGGTGCGCTGTCCATGGGATCGTCGCCGCCGCGGAACTTGACCTCGTCCAGGTTGGATGCGTCCTTGCCGATCTTGACGCCGAGCGTATTGATCAGGCGAACGATGACTTCGAAGACCCTTTTTATCTTGCCCTGCGCGGTGCCGTCCTGGGCGCCTACATCCGAGCGCAGGGTACGGATGGTGGTGGTATAGCCAAGCCCGACTTTTGCCTTCGATACCGCCGGGTCCAGGGAAGTTATGGCACCGGACGCCACCGCCTGGTCTGGATAGACCGAGCCATTTGCGAGTACCGAAACCGTTTCGCCCTCCAGATGGTCGAGGCCGGATATGCTGGCTATGGCCTGTCGGACCTCACCGCCCGACGTGTAGGTAGTGAACGCGGCACCGTTTGTCAGAAGATACGCGATGCCGCCGGACGTGTAGGCTGAATATGATGAACTATCGACGCCGATGGTGAACGTATTGGCATCCACCTTGGTGATGGTATAGGCGTTGCCGTTCAAATTTGTCATGCCCGCGACCGACAAGAAGCCGATCTCATTTCCGCTGGAAAACCCGTGCGCGACACAGGTGACCGAGCCGGGGTTCGCCCTGGTGACGGCGCTGACGGGTTTGCCGGCGGTCGCCATCAGTTCGAACGTATTGGTCGTTTTCTCTATCGCCCTGTAGCGGGTGTCGTTCAATTCGACCATGCCGGCGACATCTTCGATATCGACCAGATCGCCGTCGCTGAACCCATGGGCGGCAGCGGTCACGACCACCGGGTTTGCCTTCGTCGCCGCCGTGATGGTGACCGGGCTATCCAGGGTCAGGCCAGAGTCAACAAAGAAGGCATCATCGTCCAGTACATCGCCATCATCGGCGTTGAAATTGGCCCGTAGCAGTTCAACAAATTGCCGGGTCGCGCCATTGATAGTCCGCTTTACAATTGCCCATACCTCATCGCGGGCGGTGCCGGGAATCGACGTTATGGATGTGACCACGCCATGTGTCGTAGTCGAGAACGAACCGCCCAGCAGGTGCCGGTGCCAGCCCACCACCTGTTGGTCGCGCAGATAGGTCATGCCAATTAGCTGCCCATCGTTTCGGTATCCCCAGACTATGCTGTCGGGTTCCTGGGCGAAGACGATGTCCTCGATGCCACCGCGGCCGACCTGTTCCGCCAGCAAGGTCAGGTCGGGCGACAGGTAGCTGTCGCTTGCAAAGGTGTAAACGAACTCGCGCAGTTTGCGCTTTTGCCGCTGGATGAACAGAACCACATTGTCGATGCGGATTGAATTTGATGTATGTACCCCTCGGGTGCCGTGTCGGACCACCCTGACGTTCGTCGGCGTCAGCGCATCGTTCTGGCTGTTGGCACTGACGATGAACTCGCCGCCGGCGGTGCCGACAACCATGACGGTGCCGGGGTTCAAGAACCTGATGACGTTGACCTGGTCGGTGGCTATCGTATAAACCACCGGGTCATCATTTAGCACACCCGGCGTATGGTTCTCATAATCCGCCGAGCGCGAACCCCACATCGTCTGTGGCTTATCGGTCGAGCCGGCCCAGAAAAGCCGCTGTTCGTAGAAGGCAACCGCCGCCGGGTAGCCGGATGTATCGGACCACGCGCCAAGGCGCCACTTGGTCACTGCACCGGTGCCGCCAAGGTCGTTGACGATGTCGATGGTGACGGACGTGGTCGATGCCCGTGACGCTATCGTCGCATATCCCCAGTGGATGCCGCCATCCAATATGAATTTCCATGTGACAGTACCGTCCACGATCTCATCGCCGGTTCCGCTTGGGCCACCAGAACTGGCCGTCGTGCCAGCCTTGATGCATTTATAGACGTTGCCGCTGTTGCGGCGGACAATGTCAACGGCATACGCCGTCGATGACGCCCACTCCGTTGCCTGATGTCCGATGCGTATTTGCCGGCCGATATCGGTGGTCTGGAATCCGTCGCCGCCGTTGATGCCACCGACCACCGACGCCGCCAAAGAAACGCCCGTGCCGGTGACCGCACCCGGCGTCATCGTGGTCACGGTAGTGTTCTCATCCAGATAGGGGCCGTCTTCAAAACTGATGGTGGTGACCGTCCATGACGTATGCCCGGTACGCTCGATCTTGCGCGGAGCGTATGACGAATGTGCCATGTACAGCACGTCGGCGGATTGCGCGAATTGTATGGTTGTCAGGTCGGTCTTGTCAAAGGGGCTGGTCACCGTGTAGACCCGCGCCGCCGTGCCGGCCGATGCGTAGGCCGTGTATGCGCCGCCGTTGATGTTGGTGCCATCGATGTCGGTCAGTTCAAACGTGTTTGTCGTTTTGTTGGCGACCAAAAAATACTTGCCATTCAGTTGCGTCATTCCGACAACGCCAGTGATGTAAACCTCGTCGGCATTCGAATAGCCGTGGCTTGAGGCGGTCACAACCACCGGGTTGGCCGCGGTGGCGCCACTGATCGTTTTAGTCGCCTCAAGGATGGAGCCTTGGTCCTTATAAAAGCGAAAGTATTCGTCACCGGCCTCGATCACATAGGCTTGCGTGGTCGAAAATTCGAACGGGAAAAGCCGGGTGGCGTCGGCAGAGGTTTTGACTTCCTTGATGAACTGGGTGCCGCTGCGCCGGTGGGCGGCGCCGTGCGGGAATATGATCGCGTTCTCAAGAATCTCGGCCGCGTTTTTATATTTATCCAGATCGGGCCGGCCATAAAGTTTGTTGCTGACCTCACCAGCCGTGAAGTTCGTCTGGATCGCTGATACGCGGGCCATGCCTAGTTGCGGGCCTCAAGCCAGTCGGTCTCATCGGCGCTCAAGGCTTCCTGGGCGTCCACCAGACGCGCCGCCGCCAGCCGCGTGGTGTACAACTGCTGGGCATTGGCGACAACCGTGCCGTTAGCCGTGAGATCGAACGCCAAGTCGGCGGCGATGCGGGCGGCGTAGGCTTCGACAAACATCGCATCGAAAAGCGTCGGGTCTTCCACCGTGTCAATATATAAAATGTTCAATGGCGCCGCTTGGTCGGTGAGAATTTTGCGGCCCTCGACCACCCATTCTTCCAATGTGTCCACCTCGATGATGCGTAGGCATCCACTCGGCCAGCTATAGGCGTTGGCATATTTCCATATCGGCGCCGTGGTGTCGGCGGCGACGGCCACCCGCTTGAGCGCAAAATTCCAGGGATGGTCACGCAACGCCTGGTCGCGGGACTGCTGATAAATTCGGTTACAGGCGCGGCCCTCTTTGGTGTTGTCAGTGAGGTCAGTGATTGGCTCTGCGCCGAGCCACGTCAGGGCGCGGTTTGAAATTGAGACGAATGTAGAGCTATCGGTCATGCGTCCTCACAAAAAAAGTTGTGGGAGAGGGATGTTGCCCCCTCCCACATGGGTGTCGGTTAGTCCAGAACGTAGTAGATGCAGCCATCGATATCGTCGCCGCTGCCAATCGCAGTGTCTTGCGAGGTGGCGCGGATGACAACGCCATCCTTGCTTTCGAAGACATACGTTCCACCCGTCAGAAGGTTTGCCGCGATGGCACCCTCAAGGGTGAAAAAGCCAACGGTATCGACACTCAAGCCGTTGATTAACCCGTCTGGATCAGCGGCGACAGCCGTCCCGCTGAGATCAGTATATGCATCCCAACCAAGGTCCAATGTGGCGGACGAGGTTGTCCAGTTCACATAGGCTCTGGAAAGATGCCCGAGAATACGCACGCGGCCAGGTGGCAGCTTGCCCAATGCTACGCTTGAAGTCGCATCGCCGGCGCCAGAGTTGGCGTGGGTGAAAAACATCACCCGCACCCGCCCATGCTCTTCCGTGGTCGCATTATTCACGACCGGCGTTGCCGTAGCGTTGGTGTATTCGTTGGATTTTTCTGTGGTAACAGCCATTTCAAAATCCTCCGTTAGGTCGGGTCACATTCGATGTATCCAACTTTCTCTTCCTCCATGCGAGTAGAGCCAATTGACATCGATGCAAAGACCTGGGTTGCGTGGTTCTTATCAGCCCGTTCCGAAATCTTGATCGTCGGTTGGGCGGCGAGGCCGAGCAACATTCCATCGGCCGCAAAGTAGAGAACTTTGTGATCCGAATTGGAATCAACTTCGATCCGCTCTGTGCGGATGAATTTGAATCCCAAAAACGTGTCAACCTCACCTTGGACCAAAGCTTTGACCGTGTTGTAGTCGGAGCTAGTGAGTTCGGTTATGGCTAACAAGTTCTGAAGCTGCTTGGCGTTTATCACCATGAAACGATCAATGTCAGGATCGACATCGTTCGCGTCAAGGTTCTGCTTGGCAGCGCGAAGCTTGCCGATGTTCAAACCGGTGTCAGCCGCGGGGCTGATACCAACCTGTACATCGACAGTCATGTTGCTGTCATAGCTGGTGGACGTTCCGCCGGCCACGCCCGTGTAGGCAGTGCCGTCCGCGGCATCGATAATCGCATCATCGATGGCGCGACCCATGGCGAACGCTGCCGCCTGGGCATAAGGTCCGGTGGGGTCGATCAATAAACGGACGCGATCCTCATCGTCGATGAGGTCTGCCCAATCATAATCGACCATGGAAACGCGCCGTCTTGCATGGGGCGTATCCATTCTCGGTGTGTCAGAATGGCGAGAAGTACGTTTCCGAGCGGCGGTACTCATCACACTACGGCTTTCGCCGCCACCCTCTCGGGCTTTGTGCGCTGGACTTTCTCTTCATCTACTAGAGATGCTTGCCGTCAAGTCTCTACACGTTCCCCATTGCTGGGGCTTCGCTCGGGATTAGCATTTCAAAGCCTTCCCCGAATTTGACAAGGTTTCAGCCGGATGTCGCCATCTGGCTAGGCAGTGTTATCTACCGATTTGCTCAAAAAAGGCATTCTTGCCCACCACGGTTTCAACGCGAACGGCATTCCGCAAGCGGGAGCCTTTCTGTTGAGAGAGATGGGCAACATTGCCAGCATACTGCTCGACCATA